GGCTCCACGCCGTTGCCGGCCAGCCTGAAGAACTGGCTTTGCCCCATCCAGTACACGACGCCGTTGACCGATCCAGCGGCCTTTCTGCCAATCAGACCGCAGCCCGTGCCAAGCTCATTGAATTGGTAAACGTAGGGCGGTCCGACATACTGCATCGCCCACACCGCAAGGTCGGTCCAGAGGAGGCCTTGCTGAGGCCCCTGAATCCCCTGAATGATCTTCGATCCCTTAGGAATGCGGTAGCTTCCGGCCTGATTGGTCACCAGCGCCGTCCACGAATTGTAGTCAGAGACATCGCACCAGCGGATAAGAAGCGGATCTTTCACGCCGTTGAAGGTGCTTCCATACGCGATGATCTGCCTTTGCGGCATAGCAACGAAGCAGCCTTCGTTGACCTGCGGGGCCTCCGGAATGATCGTCGCCGTAGGGTTGTTTGCGGACGGTGACCATTCGTAAATGGGACCATCCAGAGGCGCGGCAATCAGCGTCTCGCCCCAGTTGTCGAGCGACCAGTCTTCTATGTTACTGATGGGCGTACCGGAGCCGGCTGTCGGCGGAATGCCGGAGCCGTAGCCGCCGCTTCCGTACCCACCAACGCCGTATCCCGAATTCGCCTGAAGCGGGCCGACGCCGTTGTAATAGACAAAGCTGGCGTTTCCGCCGTTCTCGCGAGCAACGCTGACAAAAATTGTTCCGGCAACAGTCATTGCTCCGGTCGCGGCGCTCGCATACGAAACGCTGCCGGCCGAGGATGCAGTGACCGTATACGTGCCGTTGTAGCCCGCCGGCGTCACGCCAGAGACGACAATCGTGCTCCCGACAGGGACCGTGTACGCGCTCGCCAGTGTTAGTGTTGCGACTGCGCCATTTCCGCTAGTGGAGAGCACCGGCGTCGATGTCGCTGCGCTGGAGGCGTTGACTGTGAAAATGTCGGCCGGCGACACGCCGTCCAAAGACTGGACGATGTAGTTTCCGAGCATCGACACCGTTCCGGCTCTAGTTTCGACCAGAACCGGGAACGTGTCACCAACAGCAAGACCATGGTTAGCGAGTGTAATTGAAACAGTTGCAGAGCCGCTGGTGAAGGCAAACGACGGAACCGCTCCGCCTGACGCCACAGTGGATGTCGCGTAGGCGGGCGTCCCAAGGGCGCTCCGGGCCTGAATGGCGTACTGATTTACCGAAATCGGCGTGACGCGATACAGACCAAACAGCACGAGGCCACCGACACTGACCTGCGTGCGCAGATCAATCACGTCAAATGCATCAAGCGCGCTGCCAGCGTCCGTGATAATTACGGAACTGCTTCCGGCTGTAGTGCTGAAATTGACAGAGACGCTGGCGCGCGTGGTGGTTTGAGGCGTAATCGTCTTAAGACCACCATTAGTAATGGCCGCCAAAGTCTGGTTGGCACCGACTCCAAGCCACGAGTTTGCGTTGATGTCCTCCCACGCCCAGAGAGCGCGCACCGTCGAGCCGATCTGGTTGCTAAAATACTTTGTCCAGCCGCCCAGTTTCTGCACCAAGCCAAGCCCCTGACGGTCCGGGACGAAGCGCACGAGGTTCGTCTCAGAAATCGCCGCCTCATTCAGGGCTGGCGTCCTGTTCTGATCGACCCCGGGCGTCAGTTTCAACGAGGCGTGCGGCATGAATTACCTCGTGGGTGTTGCGACAGGCGCGGGCGACTGGGACGACCAGCCAGACGCCTCGAACTTCTTGCGCGCCTCCTCGACGGATGCGCCCTTCAGAAGGGCCTGATACTGGCTCTCGTACGTAATCGCCATCTGCGGATCATCGTTTGCCCGGCCAAAGTTGCGCTGGTAGGCCGAGACATAGATCATGCTCGCCATGATGAAGAGATCGGGCAGGTACTGGCTGATAAACGTCTCTGTGTTGCTCGCAGAGAGGCTTGCCGGCCTAAACGTGCCGACAATCTCGACACCGTAAGCCTGATCCGGGACCGGCCCGAACAGAAACACGTTGTCGTTGAAGGGAGCGAAATAACGAGGCATCCCGCGATTTGCGACGGCCCCGGACCCGTACACGATATCCAGAAACTCTTTCGTCACCGGGAGGCAAGAGTTGCGCGTCGTCACCCCATTGTCGGGGTTCGTCTGCCCCGCCGGCGTCAGCACGTTGATCTGCTCGGACACGACAAGCGTGCCCTCGGGGATCGTCAGGGTGCGATTTCCTGCCGTCAGCGAGTAGCCGGTCACAGAAGTAGACGTAAAGAGAAAATCAAGATCACGATAGATCCTGTTCTCCGCGTACGTAATCATCTGCGGCAAAATTGTAGTAAACGCAGGATCGGTCTCCTCCACGACTGCCATCGTGGCGATCTGCGACTTGTATGTTGCGTATGTCAGGCCGGTAGTCATGGCTACCTCACAAGAAATCCTGCGGCATTGTACAGGATTGTTACTCGGAGCACCACGCCTTGCGCCGGGCGTTGTTTGATTTGACTTCCCGGATCGTCTGGTCCGTGTCCTTCACTGACCAAGAGACCGGCTTCCAGACCGCGCAGGCGTCAGTCGCGCCGGTGCCCGTCGTTGTCGCGCAGCCCGCCAGCAGCAATCCGGCGGCGAGCGTCATCATCAGCTTGTATCGCATTGGACATCCTCCGGGACCGTTCCGCTTCTTGCTCCTGACGGAGCGTCTCAACGCCCTTGCGCCGGCCCGCCCAGTAGACGGCCCCGACGAACGCCAAGGCGGCCCACACGCCCGCGAGCCACCGGCCAATTGGTGTTACCAGCCACGCTATCATGAGCCCGTTTCCTCCAGCCGCTGCTTGCGCCACCACCAGATAGCCACGGCTGCGGCCATGGCGACCACGAGGCCGATAACCGCCGGGCGGCCCAGCGCCTCCGCCAGAGCGGACAGGATCGGCGCGCCGTCTCGCGCGATGGGGATGATCTCGGCAGCCACCGCAGCCGCGCCGCCTGTCACCACTGCAGCGGCTGTGTTGGCCTCCTTGGACTGCGTAATCTTCTTCTCGCGCGGGGGCGACGGCTTCAGGCGGGCCTCATCGTGGTCAACCTCGCCCTCATGCACGCCGCGCCACATGGCTGCCTCGGCCCGCCGCCGGCGAACCAGACCCGGAAGCTCCTTGCCGCCAGCCCTCGTCCACTTCATCAACTCCGCCGGCACCCTGTCGAATCGCTTAGCATTGATGTGCTTAAGTAGGGTCGAGGTGCGCAGGCGCTCGACGCCGCAGTTGTATGCAAAGGAAACCAGAACATCAAACTGGCTCTGGCTAAGAGAGACCTTCAGCAATTTTGAGACGCCAACCTCGAACTCCCGAAGGTCATCGCGCAGGATAGATTCCGCCTCCTCGCGCGTGATGGTCATGCCGCGCATGACCTTCGGCTCTCCGGCCGCGCTGGTGTGGCCGTAGCCAATCGTCCAGATCCCGCGCGGGCACAGGTAAGCGGTCAGGCGGAGCCCCTCGAACTGCTTGATAAGATCAATTCCAGCGTCGGAAGTTCGCATCGCCGCGCCTCATGAGTTGCCAAGAACGGACTTATTATACGCCGTTACGCTCGTTGACCCCACTGTGGCAAAGCTGCTCACCACATAGGTTCCAGCGCCGCCAGTACCCGTGCCGAGACCAAGAACCTGCGTGTTGAAGGGCATGTTGACGGCGGATAGGGTTTGACCCACACGAATTGTTCCGGAAGTCATCGCGGTTACAGTCAAAACGCTTCCGCTCTGGGACGCTGTAAACACAGCCGCCGTGGTCGGGACGCCCTCAAATATGCCGCCAGTCACATTCCCAACGGTGATATTCGATTGCACCACGTAATCGGAGCACCCGTTTGAGATAAACAGGCCATACCCCTGACCGAGGCTATGATTGACGGTCTGGCCGAGATTGTTGGCGGTGACGTTGAAGCGAGATACGCCCGCCGAAACAGTGATGCCGTGGAACGTGCCGCTGGATGACTGGCTGTTCGCCACAACATATGAATTATTGATCTTGTAGTCCGTGCCGCCATTGATGAGGATGCCGGTCTGACCACCGCCAAGGATACGACTGTTCGCGATAATCACTTCGCCGCGATAGCTCGAACCGACGCTGATGACGTTGCCGGCCCACGTAGACCCAAACCAGCCCTGCGTAACGTTGTAGCCAAGACCCCCAACGAGATCCACGCCAGCGAAATAATTGTGGTCGCACTCCATATCAAAGCAGTAAGCCCAGAACGGGTATGAAAATGCGGCGGCAGCCGAATCCGTCATGCGGAACCCGTAAGCGCCATTGATAAGGGCGACATGCTCGACCGTCAGGCTGTTCGCATAGCTGTCTTGGACCACCCACGCGAGGCTGACGCGCGAAAGAGCGCGGAACGCCGCCGTTCCTGTAGTGACAGATGTCGTTGTCCACGCCGTGGCGTTGGTTGCTGGCACCGTGAGGGATGCGGATGTCGCCGAAGTACCCGCCGTAGTGCATTGCCAGATCCACCCGTTGGAGATGACAACATCCCAAAGCGCATACGATGTGCTGTTCGCGAGGTTTCCGCGAATCTGGGAAAACAGCGGACCTCCGTTCGGCCACGGATTGTCGCCAATCACGTCCCTGAGCACGAGCTTTGACGAAGCCTCTGTGGAGGTTCCGGCATAATTGATGCCGATTGAACCAGTGAGATAGCGAAGCTCGATGTTGTTTAACTCAATCGATGTGGACGATACGATGCTGAAGCCAGCATTGGCGTATTCAACATAAACATTGGATGCACCGCCGCCAAAACAGCTAGGGCCGAAGACGACGCAGTAACCGGATGTCTGAAAAACAGACGGCCGGAACATGATATTCCTGATGTAACAAAACTGTGCCCGGAACACGAACGTGTCGCTCGTAGTTGAGGCCTGAGAAATGACCGAAACTCGCTCACCCTCTCCCTCGATTGAGACACCGTTACCGGTAATCGTAGTCACCGCACCGGTGACCTTGTATGTCCCCGGAGGAAAGTAGATAGCTGTGGGGCTCGAATTGGCGGCGGCAATCGCATTGTTGATGGCGGCTGTGTCGTCCGTAACGCCGTCTCCGACCGCGCCATAATCCGTCTTGACGTTGATCCATGGCGTGATCGTCACGCCGTTTTTGGCGATGACGCCAGCAACATCAAGGCGCTGCGCCGGGGCTGCTGTGCCGATGCCCACGCGGGACGTGCCGGGGACAAAAACAAAGTTCGCCGACCCCGCGAAAGCGCCCGCGTTGTTGTATTGAACCTGCGTGTTCGTGCCGCCGATGGCCGGCGTTGAGCCGGTCGGGCCAGTTGGTCCAGCCGCGCCGGCGGGTCCGGTCGGGCCGGTCGGGCCGGCAACACCGACACTGCCTGTTGGGCCGGTTGGGCCCGCAGCACCCGTAGAACCCGTCGAGCCTGTAGGCCCGGTTGGGCCGGCCAAACCAACACTACCCGTAGGCCCTGTAGGCCCGGCAACGCCTGTGGAGCCAGTTGGGCCAGCAGACCCAATAGAGCCTGTCGGGCCTGTCGGCCCAGCAGGCCCAATAGAGCCAGTCGGACCCGTAGGGCCGACAGGTCCGACAGAGCCTGTTGAGCCTGTTGGGCCGGTCGGGCCAGCGTCCCCCACTGCCCCGGTAGGCCCAGTTGGACCAACCGCCCCAACAGAACCGGTCGGACCTGTGGGGCCGACATCCCCTGTAGGGCCGGTCGCCCCGGCAGGGCCTGTAGGGCCAACTATTTTACCGACATTGATCCACGCAGATCCGTTCCAAGTGTAAAGGTCTTGAGTTGCAGAAACGATGTATGCGTCACCAACAGTGTTGCCGCTCGATGGAAGATCGCCGACTGTCGAAACAGTACCCTTGATGACAAAGCTAGTCCCATTCGCCCCGGTCGGGCCGGCTCGCCGAGCCGGCC